GTCTGTTGCGTCCTTGAGAGTCTTGTAGGTTGTAGGGTGGATGGTTCGGCTGCAGTCGCTGGTCGCTTCGAGAACAATGAAGATGGATGCCATGATTACGGTGGGAATGACATTTCGTAGTGAAAATGAATCCATTTTACACGTCCAGCTCGTGTGGCATTAACTACTTCAGATCATCATCTTTTACTCCTACATAGGTATTAAATGGCAGGTGTAGTCGGTCCAGTTCCACACGAGCGCCTTAAACTTGTGTGTCCTGAAGGTACACCTGATGTCCCCAAGTGTTTGATAGACCATTTAGTTGCCAACGCAAGCGAGGGTTGGATAGCGATAAAGGATGAAGACGGAATGATTACAGACGATATCCAGGGACGACCCATTGGAACTGGTGAAATTGTGATTCGAATAACGCATCACCCCCATGTACATCGCTATTTTTTCCCAGAAGACCTACTCACTTGGTGGCGAAAGGAAGAAACAGATAGGTTTATAAACTCTAGGGATATTACTGGTGATCAAAATCAACATTGGTTTACGAGTCCGTTCAGGAAAGTACTTGGAGACAGTGTAGTTCGGAATGGAAGATATGATCCAGGCGGATGGATTGATGTTAGTGCGATTAAAGTTAAATTCGCAAACTATGGTCGTGAGCTTGCCATAAACAGAAAACCAGAAAAAATACAGAATCTTACGTATGCCCGACCTTCAACCGCAGGAAGGAGACGTAGGACTCGACGGTACAGAAGGAAATCCTACCGTAAGAAGTAGGGTCTGTTTTAGACGCTGTTGATCTTGCGATCAAGTTCGATCACTGCCTCATAGATCGCCATAAGGATACGCTTATTGGCGCGTTGCTCCCATCCAGAGGAATTGACCGGATTCCGGGATGTCTCAAGTGCACACCACCTATCGATATCTGTCGTAGGTGGTGTGGCACCTGTCAATCTCCTCATCAGAATCTTCAGTTCGCTTACCTTGTTGATTGAAAGTCGCTGCTCCTCCAACACGCGAATCTCCTCCCGGAACACGTCAATCTCCTCATACTTTCGAGTCGAATAAGCCAGTGCGATCTTCCGGTGAAGCACATCAATCTGAGCAGTAATCGAATCAGAACGAGTGGACATCTTAACCTAAAAAGTAAGTAAGTAAGTGAGTGAATCAGATCCATTTTATAGATCCGATCCATCTGCGTGGGTACTTGCATAACAATCTGGTGAATAATGACTCGTTCGACCACAACGATAACAAGCCCCTGCCTTCTGCTTGGGAGGTACCTTTCTATAGACAGTTGGATTTGATGTACATCGTCGCTCGTGTGCAAGCGCACGGGTCATGCTAGTGAATGTCTTATCGCAGTGATCACATCCCCACTCATCTTCGTCTTCCTCTTCCTCTGTTTTCTTCGGACACCGATTTGCAAAATGCCCCGCCCGACCGCACGTGTAGCACTTATCTGAGTTCCCTAGCATCTCGCGCTCAAGAACAGCCTTGGTCGCATCGTCAAGGACTGATTGCGTATACGCCCCTCCTCGGACATTATCAACTCCGTATTTCTTCATGAGATCCTTGGTGGTATTTGTCTCGTCATGTTCGCCTTTCAATTCCCTAATTTCTATGATCTTGACAGGCTTGTGAATCTTCGTCCACGCGGCACCATTGCCATTTTTGTGTGCTAAGTACCGTGTATCAGGATCATCACTCTTTCCTACATAATACTTTCCGCTCTGGAGCTGTAGAGTGTAAAGGTACGCCATCTTAACCTAAAAAGTAAGTAACTGAGTAAATTGAATCCATTTTTTACGTGATAGTTGCTAAAATGCTTGCGATTGCTCGGTGAAGTGCTTGCTCGCGGATCATTGCTTCTTCCTTCTCTCTCTTCGCCCGCGCTGCCCGGGCCGCCTCCGCCTCCTCCGCCACCGCTGTCGCCGCCGCCAGCGCCGCCCGCTGCGCCTCAAGCCGCCGCCTTTTTTCTTCGGCATCACGAATCTTTTGTAGCTTTTGCTTCTCTGCGCAGATCAGATGGTTAAATGCGGTTGTCTGTATTTCGTTTTCATAAAGTGCGGCGAGATGTGTGGGACGGTCCTCTCCTGGGAGAAACCCCATTGCGATCATGCGGGCGCGAGTACTCTCTTGATACTCACGAAACCGATCTTCAAGAACTGAAATCTTCTGGAGAACTTGCTCTTCGGTGTGGATTTCCATGCTGTCGTTAGAAGATGCCATTGTGTTATTCGTCCTACCTTCCTCTTTATTGAACCGAACAAATCCATTTTGAACGATCCGCCATTCTTAATCTAAAAAAGGTAAGTAAGTGAGTAAATTAAATCTACTTTTAGGTGTCAAGATTATATCCAATGCGAACAGATGGGTCGTCAAACTTTGGAAAGAGTTCGTTCTGAACAATAATCTGCCCTCCAAGAGGAATTCTGATTTCATACATCCACTTACTGAGATCATCCCACTTTCCAGCCTTTTGGATTCGATCTACAAACTTCATCATCTGATCAATATCCGGAAAGTCCTTTCGCTCTCCGCTGAGATAAACTGAGTAACACTTCTTAGGAGTTGGTGGCTCTTCGACCTTCGGCGCCTTTACTTTCTTTGGTGCCTTCGGCTTCTCCTTTGGAACTTCGGATGAGCGGCGATTTGTCTTTACGGTATGACACATCAGACATAGCGCCTGGAGATTGTCCAACTCGTTGGATCCGTCATCTCGAAGCTCCTTGATGTGATCAATATGGAATCCTGACTCATCAAATGGCGATCCACTGAGCGGGCACTTGTAGTCGGGGACATTCCCTGCACACATAAACCTCTGGCGTCCTGCGACCTGCTTCTTCATAGCGGCTGTTACCTTGCGTTGAGACATCTTGACGGCTGCTCTCTATTGTTTTGAACCGAACAGATCCATTTTAGACCTTGCAATAGAAGACGTAGTACTTTGCGTAGGGGTCGGGATCTTCGTAGTCGTCTTCGGATCGCCTGATACCGTGTCGAATTAACAAACGGAGTTGAAGTTGGCGATACATGTCGATATACCAATCAAGCGCAGGTGTATAGAAGCTGTCCCAGTCAATCTCAGGCCACTTATGTTCGGTTAAGTTGTCAACATCTAGAATGGGTCGAGGCGTCATGTCCTCCTCCATTATGTTTGTGGGGCCAAATCTGTTTTAAAGAGTGTACACTCAGTAGTTATATGGAGAGATTCTACAATACCCTCAAGTCGATGGAGGCTCAGGGTAAAATACAAAAACTGGATCAGAGTATTCAGTTTTTGCGTTCAAACAATACCCACCAACACGCGGATGCACTTCTTGAATTGAAAAATTGTTATTCTGAATCTCTACTTTTTAGGAACGAGCGGGCGTTTCGAGTGTATTTAGCTTGGAGTCATATTTATGATTTACCTCATCATCCGGCATTTGCTCATCTTCTCACGCTTCAAACTTGAGGTGTGCGATGATCTCCGGATAGGTAGTCGCATAATCAGATGCCCACTTTGGAACTCGCTTGAACGGTTCGACATTGTTGTACGCATTGATGACCTTGGTGTCCATCTCCGGGGTGCGCGGCGTCTTTTGTGGCGCGATCACCTCGGGTCCGATACGCATCCCACTCTTCTGTGCACAGAACTCATCAATCCCGAGCCTTGCCAGTAGCTGCATCTGACGCATTGTCCACCCAAACGATGCGCCCGAGTGTCCATTGTACTCGATATGCTGGTTGATCTCCTTGAGCTGATTGTCATAGGAGAACATATACCCTCCCGATCCAGGCTCGGTCTTCATGTACTCCCACTGATCAGCCTTGTCAATGGCAGTCTGTGCATCCTGAAGCATCTTGTTCTCCTCCTCCGTGAAACCGATAGAGCAGTAGTTGATAGGCATTTTAGTCGACTGCATGTAAAAAGTTTTGTTCGAAAGAGATCCATTTTGAACGTGCTCTAGTATCCGCGACGATTCTGGAGATCTAGCTTGCGAAGATCATCCTGATCGTATCCCTCCCACATCTCGGCCATCATCTCCGCCAACTCCACCTCGCGAGCGCGGAGGAGCTTGTGCCAGTCCTCGTACTGTGCAGGCGTCATCTGGCGTCCCGTCGTAGCTAGCTTCTCTTCGATCTTCGCGATCTCATCTCGAACGTCATCTGGTGTACGATACTTCGCAAACTCGCACTCAACACAGATGAACTGATTCCGCCAGTACTTGTTCTTGAAGGTGCACTTGCATTGGATACAGTTGAAAGACAACCCGCAGTAGTGATCGTCTTCCTCGTCGTACCCAAAGTACCGCTCACACGGCTTGCACATCGGTGCGTGCCTGCACTCGCAGTTCTGGCGGCGGCACGTCTCCTCCCCAGGGCACTCGCACTCATCCGGCCAACACCGGACACAGTATGTCTCCGCTCCTTCCAACGTATGCTCTTCGCACGACATTCCGATCTCTTCCACTTCCTTCTCACAGTCGGGCTCGCAACAGAAGAACGTGTGCGTATTGATCGACATTTTACCCCCGCTCTCCTTCTTTCTTGGACTCATTAAATCCGTTTTAGACGATACAAAGTTGGTTTCAACCCTCTATCGCCCTCAAATTTTCATTCTCATTGGACTTTGTCATGTCTACTTACCCATCTTGCCCTTGAGCGCTTTCCAGGCAAACGAAGACACGAGCGCGAACACGACGGCGTGCGTCACGTTGACCGTCATCGTCGAGCCACCCGGGGGGAGGCGGACGAGGACACCCGGGATCAGGAAGTAGAACAGCGCAGCGAGGAAGGCGAGCTTAACGAACATATTGTTTACTTCTAGTTAGGAAAATTTACGCTGGCGGCTTGGTTCCAAAAAAATCATGAAATACGTGCTTCAGTTTATCATCCAGAGTATCCAGGAAGACAAATACAGCGTATACGAAAATCATCTGTCCACCAAATGACTCAAGATACCCTTCGAGGGCGGAGGTGACAGGCAATACAGGAATAAACGAATGAACCATATATGTTGTCCAGAATGCAACGATCACGATGATCGAAATCTCCGTGGCGACGTCCAATAACTGGTACAAGTTAGACTGCTTCTCCCATTCAGGTCCAAACTCGGGAAAGATGCGCCACAGACACCACGACAGGAGACCGCCGAGAAACACATAAAAAACTGCAATAAAGACTAGATTTAGTGTTAAGTTAACTACATGACCCTTGACAGAAGGAAGTATATTGAGACCTGTATTCTTCATTATTTTATAACTAGAATCTAAATGGCTGCGGCTGCCCTTCGCCTACCCCCAGCACCTCAGACCCAACTCGAAGTTGAGTTTCAACGCGAATCACTTCCTGGCCTTACAACGAGCGCTATAAATCTGGGCGATGGTCGATTTCAGTTCACAGGTGCGTATGTTTTAAACGGACAACCGGGCGTCGTCCCCAGAGCACTACACGGGCTTATTACCGATGTAATAGATCCCCGGATTCGAGAGAGATATGTTGTGAATCCTGATATCGGATTTCGAGCTACAGATACAGACGTAAACCGAGTAGTTATTTCGGCGTTTCACAGAAATGATCCGGATCGACTTGTCAATTTAGTTAGACGGAACGGAGGTCGCCGTAAGACGCGCAGACGTAAGACTTACAGACAAAGACGGCGGTAATAACAATGACACCACCGACTGTTCTTCGCACCTGGGGCAAGCATCTTATCCTTGACGCGGCACGGTGCTCTCCAAAGATGATTAGATGTCCAATTATAATTACCAATTTTGCACGCACACTGGTGAAGCGCATCGACATGGTGCCGTATGGCGAGCCACAAGTCGTGATGTTCGGATCAGGCAACAAGAAGGGGTACACGCTGATCCAGCTCATCGAGACGTCTAATATTGCCGCTCATTTTGTGGAAGAGAACAACTCCATGTATTTGGATGTATTCTCCTGCAAGGATTTTGATCCCGAGATTGTGAAGGAGGCTGTGAATGAGTTTTTTGATGCACAGAAGTTCAAGACAAAGCTGATGCTGCGTCAGGCGCCGGTTGAGCGCCTGCACTAAATACCAACCATCAGACATGCTCCCGTTGTGGTGCGGGTTCCGTCGGGACAGTTGGTAGCCTTCTGTTGGGAAGAGGGCATATCAAAGTGTTCGGCAAAGTACGTAGCAGTAGCAAATCGCGTGAACATGCCCACAACAACAAATATAAAGACCCAGGACCAGTTGATCTTGGGAAGTTTCATTTATCTTAGAAGTAGGTTTTCTTCACCCAGTTGCGGTCGGATTTGAATGTCTTTGCACGAGCAGGCGATGTCCTCTTGTTGAGAACCGCAATCGCATTCAGTTTCCGCAGGGTCGACAGACGACCATATGCACCCACTGCCTTTGCAATTGCTGCGTGACGCACACTTGCAGATGCTGTTGCATCGTATCCCATTGCCTTCAGTTCTCCCTTTTTAAGAGGTCCAATTCCTGGAACGCACCTCCGCGTAGCACGAACCTTTCCGGGTGGACACTTTACACCACCCAAGAAAAGTTTTGCTTCTTTGCGATCATCTTCATGCATTAATAAGTATCGGCATTTTTCTTGACGGGACAGGTAGAACATCCCTGACGAGGCTGTGATGGCTTCCAGAAGTACATAAAAAATACGACGAGCGCGATGAGCGAAAGACCAAGGACTGCCATTTACTTACTTTGTTAGAAGTACTTCCGCACAGTCAGAACACATGAACTCGCCTACAGCCTCATACGCTGCCTTGTACATGAAGTACTTGTAGTCAAGACTCTTGCAGAACACACATTCGCGTTTCTCTTTTTCAACCTTGAAGATCTCACACGTATATCTCATTCCGTGATAACACTCTGGGCAGACAGTATCGTCACAGTTTCGGCATCCAAGAACCTTCTTCAATCCATACGCAGCATGACTCGTCATTGGTGAGGAACAGATCGGGCAGTCAGGCATCTTCGGCCTTTGTTTGGTTTACGGATTCCGGTCCATTTTAAATACGCTTGAATGCAATCTGATAGCCCTTCCAGATGAGTTGCAGCTTGTCCTTGTGTTTCTCGTAAAGGGCATCGATCGTGTCCTTTATTGTCGTGTCATTTCCGCCAAGGTAGTCATCCATCCATAGAATCCCATTTGGTTCAAGAATAGCGAGACAGTTTGTAAAGTCAAGAATGATATCTTGAACCAGGTGGCTTCCATCAATGTAGATGAATGAAAACGTGCGCTTGTTTTGCTCATAAAATGCAGACGAATAGTTTTGGACAAATGAGATCTTGTTGTGGTTACGGCTCCGTCTGATATTGTTCAGAAATGTATTCATTGTAGAAGAGGTCAAAGGCGTTGTTGTATCCGACAGATCGAATGGATCCACACATACCATCAGTGACGATGGATGATCCAACACTGTATCCGAAAAGAAGCAAGCAGATGCACCTTCGTAGCTTCCAATCTCCAGAACCCTATTTGGGTGGCGTGGATCAACAACGCGCGTAAGATACTTCTTGATATCAGATCCCTCAAACCAGTCTTTGGAGAATGAATACATATCTATTCGAGGGTATACAACTGAAAGTCACTTTAGAGTCAGTTGATGATAAGAGTAATGGGTATCCCGTACTACATTGCATCGTTGTTACGGACACACAAGCATATTCAGAAAGATGTTGGAAACATGGCACTAGAAGCTGATGTACTTGGTCTAGATTTCAACGCATTTATTCATACCTATCTGAAACCTGGGAATCCGATTGGAAGCGTGGTGGTTGCCCTGCGGAACTTTCTCCGCGATGTAGCTCATGGGAAGAAGGTCTTGATTGCATTTGACGGATTAGTGCCGTATGCAAAGATTGTGCAACAGAGATATCGTCGGATGAAGCATCCAGAGCCCGCCGAGTTTGACAAGAACCAGATCTCACCGGGTACGCCGTTTATGATGGAGTTGGAGGATACACTCCGATTCTGCTTTCCCGACTGCATCTTGTCTGGGACCGACGAGCCCGGTGAAGGAGAGCACAAGATCTTTACGTGGATCCGGTCTTTACCTCCCGATGACCGAAAGCATATCTTGATCTACGGGATGGATGCAGACTTGGTGTTGATTTCTGTAGCACAGTCGGACTTGGGATTTATCAAGTTGATTCGTGAGAACCGTGATTCTGGATACTCAACCTTTGACGTGACCGCTCTTTGCAGGGTACTACCGATGGAGCCCGAAGACTGGGTGGAGATGTGCGTGCTGTGTTTTGGAAATGACTTTATGCCGACCATCGCAATGTTCTCATTGCGCGAGGATGGATACGCACGCGCGGTTCATTATATGAAAACGCAGACCCTGGAGGGTGCAGCCAATGATGAACTCAAGGTTTTGACAAAGAGAGCGAAGGATACAGATCGACACATCATATCTCGCGATAGCCACGCAATCGAAAGCCGTATGGCTCTCCATTTGATGGATGGTGTGATTGACTGGAACAAGGTTGTCTACGCATTTCAAAAGACATTTGCCTGGACTCTGCACTACTTCAAGACATCTGAGGTTCTTGATTGGTGTTGGTATTATCCGTATCCAGAGGCTCCATTGCTGTCGGCGATTGTGGAGACCCCACGAATGACCGCATTTACTTGGGAGCACCCGACACCGCCATTTGGGATCACTGATCAGCTTGATTTCATTCTTCCTGGTCGAGGCAAGTTCCCAGATGAGATCTATGAGGAGGGTCCTGATTCACGTCATCCATGGATGAAGGCATATACGTGGGAGACGGATCCATATATCTCCTTGCCTTGGAACCCGTGCTTTAAGCCCACAACTATCTCCGAATTTGAAATCTCCCGTTCATCAGTCCCATTCTAGGAACGTTACGAGTGTCAATCCTGGTGGGTTCGGGGGGCTCACCTGGCGGTGTACTCAGAATCTGGGGCTGGAGAACCACGTTGCTCTCGGGAATGTCGACTTCAAAATTGTTATCGTGGCGCCCAAAATATTCAGATTCAATTTTTGACATCTCAATGATCTTCTTCATTGACGTAATACCTGAAGAATCCTGCATTGTTCTCCAGAAACGGCGAATGTGATTGATGTATGCAATCCGATATTCCCTTGCCGGACGGGTCTTTACATTTGTACGTAGCTGATCAAAACACGCCTCCGCGGTTGAGTGCACGGGCTTGTTCAATCGCCGATTCACAGCGTTGTGCACTCGAAATGTAAAGAGTAAGAACTCTTCGCGCGAACGAAGCATCTGCGGATACAGCCTCCGGTAGGAACCTAATGCAACCTCAAAGTGTTCACGACAGCTCGGACACGTGATGGTAGCACTGAACATATCAAGCCAACTCTGCATCAGGGTTGACTCGGCGGGGAGGGGATTATCTGGAAAACACGAGGCGGCAGAGTGTAGCGTCATCCAACCAAGGGGTCCCCAAATGGACGTCATTACTTTACTTGACGACAATCATTCCAGATTCCATACCACCTTCAAGGAGCTCACGGATGATATGAGGAGGCGTCTTCGGATTCACGGTAATATTTGACTTTTTGAGTGCAGCACGTACACCAGCATCATTCAGTTTATCAACAGACTGTTTGATGGTCTTGCGACGGAGATCTGCGCCCTTCTTCGTCACAATCTTGAGAGTAGAGCGCCTGGAAGGAGGAGGTTTCGCAGGATCCTTGACGGGTGTAAACTCGGACCCTCCTCGGCTACGTGACCTAGTTCCCTTTATAACTCCACGAGGGAATGTTCGCATTGACTTATGGCGACTCGGCTTCACTTCCGGCTCCACATGGTCTACTTTCTGGATTTTGATCCCAGACATTGCTTATTCAAAACGGATAACTTTATTTACACAGAAGACACCACCAACAGTTACCATGACGTCCACCACAATCAACGAATGGGATGCAGTTCGCGCGTATTTCAGCAATGGTGTTCGGAGGATGGTAGACCACCAAGTCGATTCGTATGAGGATTTCATTCGCCACAAGATCCCTCTGATTATCCAGTCGACTCCACCGATCACGGTATGGCACGAGCAGGATGAGATGATCAAGAAGTACAAGTATGAATTCAAGTTGTATTTTGAGAATATTAGCTATATCAAGCCCCGCATTCAGGAGGCAACTGGACGTGTGAAGCCGATGTTGCCGATGGAGGCGCGCATCCGCAACTTCACCTACGCGGCGCAGATGTATGTGGACATTCGTTTCGTGGCTCGCACGTACAAGGGACCGATGCTGGACACCTACGATGAAGAGTCGCATGTGTTTGAGGGAATTAGCCTAGGCAAGTTGCCGGTGATGCTGGGTTCATCGCTGTGTCTACTGAAGGACTATCCTATGAGCCTGGCAGAGTATGGTGAGTGTGCACACGATCCTCTGGGGTACTTCATTATCCACGGTTCGGAGCGGACGATCCTCTGCCAGGAGAAGGTGGCTGACAACCGGATCATGATCTTCCAGAACAAGAAGTCAGCATCCAAGCACACACATTCGGTAGAGATCAAGTCTCTGCACGAGTCCTTCACAATGCCACCCAAGAAGCTGGAGATCCGTCTGAGCTCCAAGTTTAACGGATACGGCAATCCACTCACTGCATGTGTGCCTCGTTTCCGCGAGGATGTCCCAGTTGTCGTCTACTTTCGGGCACTTGGTGTCCTGACGGATCGCGAGATTACGAAGATTGTCTGGGGATCAGAGGATGAGCTACATGCGCATCTACTGTCAGCATCCTTCCGCGATGCGTCGGAGCTCGGGATCTTCACCCAACAGGAGGCAGTTCAGTATCTGACCAACCACCTGCAGTATGGTACGAATCAGGAGGACAAGTGCGCATATGTCCGCCAGCTCCTGAACTCCGAGTTCCTGCCTCACGTCCGCTTTGCGTCCGAGCTGACGACGACTCCGGTTCACAACGCCCGCAAGACGATGCTGATGGGTGCGATGATCCGTCGACTGATCCTGACGTCCTGCAAGCAGATTCCGCTTGATGACCGCGATGCCTACCCGAACAAGCGTGTGGTCACGACAGGTGCTCTTCTGACTCATCTGTTCCGCCAGCTGTTTCAGAAAGTCTGTAACGATACTCGAAATGAGTTCGTACAGGAGGTGAACAATGACTCGTGGAAGCGGGGTGAGGGAGGTCCTCGTCCGATGGAAATCTTGAATGTGAACAATCTCTACAAGATCCTGAAGCTCTCGGCGATTGAGGGTAAGCTGAAGCAGGCTCTGGCTACGGGTAACTTCACAGTACAGGGGCTTGGTTCTGCAGCGGCAATGTCAAATGCAACCAAGGTTGGTGTTTCTCAGGTTCTGGCTCGTATGTCCTATGCTGCGACGCTGTCTCACCTCCGCCGTATTCAGACACCCGTTGAGAAGTCGGGTAAGCTCCTGGCACCCCGTAAGTTGCACGGTACCTCCTGGGGCTTTATGTGTCCAGTGGAGACACCAGAGGGTCATTCAGTGGGTATTGTAAAGAATATGAGCCTGCTGACCTCGATCTCGCAGCACGTACCTTCTACTACGGTGATGCACTTCTTACAGGGGTGGAAGGATATTACGTGGATTGATACACCCAAGGTCTACGAGGGTACATCGGTCACGATCAATGGCGTGATGGTCGGGTTCGCCAAGGATCCTCATCGTCTGGTGCTGGCTCTGCGAAAGGCAAAGCAGACTCGTCGCCTTCACCCACACATCTCGGTTGCCTGGTACACACTGATGAACGGGATCTCAATTGAGACGGATGGTGGGCGTTGTGTTCGCCCGGTCTTTCGAGCAGGAGCTACGCCACCTCATGACACAAGTAGTTGGAATGAGTGGTGTGCCTCCAGCATCGACTACATTGACTCTTCAGAGACGGAGACACTGCGAATTGCAATGAGCAAGACAGAGGTGACGAGTTCCCACACTCACTACGAGGTTCATCCGTCCTTGATCGTCGGTCATATGGCATCTACGATTCCGCTCTCGGATCACAATCAGTCGCCCCGCAACACCTATCAGTCAGCTATGGGCAAGCAGGCGATGTGCATCTACGCAGGTAACTTTGCTAAGCGACTTGACAAGAACGCGTATGTATTGTGTTCTATCGCCCGTCCAATCGTGGAGACACGTGCGATGAACATCCTAAAGATGCACGAGATGCCCTTTGGATTCAATGGCATCGTTGCAATCGCCTGCTACGGCGGCTACAATCAGGAGGACTCTGTGATTATGAACAAGTCCTCAGTCAAGCGTGGCTTCTTCCGTGGTCTCTACTACGGAATGTACAAGGATGAGGAGCACCGGAACGTCACCTCTGGTCGTGAGGAGAAGTTTATGAAGCCTCAGAAGCACAATACGCGCAAATACAAGAACACGAGCTATGCGGCCGTCTCTGAGAACGGGTTACCGATTATCAACTCGGTCATCAATGAGAATGACGTCATCATCGGCAAGGTGGTGAATCTGCGCAATGATGCTGCAGGGTATGCCTTCCGCGATGCGTCAACAACACACAAGAACTCAGAGCAGTGCCGTATTGACGGTGTGTGGCAGGACAAGAATTCAGACGGTTACCCATTTATCAAGGTGCGAACCGTCTCTGAACGTATCCCGCAAGTGGGTGACAAGGTGTCTTCTCGTCACGGTCAGAAGGGAACTATCGGAATGATGATGGAGGAAGAGGATATGCCCTTCACGGCAAGCGGTCTTCGCCCAGACATCATTATGAATCCTCACGCTGTGCCGTCCCGCATGACAATTGCTCAGCTGATGGAGAACATCTTTGGCAAGATTGGTGTTCGCAAGGGCACACTGGGTGATGGCACGCCATACTCTCACTTGAAGGTCGAGGATCTGAAGAAGCATATGATTGATATGGGTCTGCATCCCTACGGCAATGAGATCCTCTACAATGGTCAGACAGGCGAGATGATGCAGGCCGAAATCTTTATGGGACCGACTTTCTATCAGCGCCTAAAGCACATGGTGATTGACAAGAAGCATTCCCGTGCCCGTGGTCCGATTGTGTCGCTGACTCGTCAGCCTTGCGAGGGCAGGTCCCGTGATGGCGGACTGCGTGTGGGTGAAATGGAGCGTGATTGTATGTTGTCACACGGTATCTCGGTGTTCACCAAGGAGCGTCTGATGGATGTGTCCGACCCCTTCAAGACGGGGCTTTGCAAGACATGTGGTACGCTTGCCGTAGTGAATCCTGTGGAGGGAATCTATTCGTGTGGTGCATGTGGGAACAAGACTGACTTTGTCATCAAGACGATTCCCTATGCGATGAAGTTGTGGATGCAGGAGCTCGAGGCGATGCACATTACCCCGAAGCTTATCTTGGAGTAGAACAATGAGTTGCGTACAACTTGAGAAGGAGTTCAGCGATATGATTGCGCGTAATCCCCAAAAAACCCGCATTGAGAAGGCACATCTTTATAACATTGATTTTCTTATGGATCGTCGCACAATGGGCAACGGTGACTCAGATCGCACACGAAATCCTCCTTTTAATTTTAATTTAGATCCCGAATACGTCTACTCCGACTGGCCGCGTAACCGCTCAGACTATGAGGAAGCATTTCTTTTTACGTCGGGATTCGGCAAGATACTCAGTGATATGGAAATTCACAGCCTTGAAAAGCTGAAGAGTAACTCATCTCCAGAAACTAAAGAGATGAAGGACATTGTCATCAAACACGGTGATGTAATCGACTGTTACCTAAATAAGTACAGGAAAACAATTGCAAAACGAATTGCAGAGTGGTCGGCTAGACCCGGAAACCCTGGCTATAGAGTGATTGCCAGAAATAACCCGGCTATGCTCGGGGGTAGACGGCGCACAACTCGGAGGTCCCGTCGCCGACGATCCAAATCCATGCGTTCATCTTAAAAGTTTGTCTCACCCAATAAACAAAATGCACATGCCCGCCGCTCCTTCTCCTTCTCCCGTTATGGGTGGTCGCCGTCGCACCCACCGCCACGGTCCCTCCGCCAAGGCTCTCAAGCGCGTCCTCAAGTCCCACGGACTCAAGTCGTCGGGCAAGAAGGCTACGCTCCGCGCCCGCGCCAAGAAGGCGCACCTGCTCAGCAAGGCGTAAGCTGCTTAAAATCTTCCTACAAAATAATGCACCATAACACTCGGAGACATCGGCAGTCAAGACGCAAGCTTCGCCGACGCACTCGTCGTCGGGGTGGTGCGAATGTGGAAGAGCAGCTTAAAGAATTAGACAGAATCCTCAACCCGGAGCACCTGGATACCGAAAAAGCAAAAGAGGAAATGGTGGCGCGACAGGCGGCATTTGTCGACGGAGTCGACACGGACCCGACACATTCAAATATAGTACGGAAAGACATTTTTGCAGTATTGCGCGAACCGGGCAACGCAGGGGACACCCCGCTGCTCACGGAATTTAAGAAGAATAAAGAATTCAACTTTGCATGGAACAATATAGATATCCCGAATCTTAGTAACCATATGGTTCCTCTGCGCCTATTCTCACTTGTGCGGATCCTCAGAGACCTCGTACGTACAAAGCGAGCAGCTTTTCGTAGTTCAACAACGTAAGAAAACAACAGCCCCAACCCCCATCGTATCCACGGTGGACATTGGTGCGTCGCATGCGTCGCCCTCGCTGATAAAAATAATATTGCGCTCTATCAAACAAACGATATGGGTGGTGGTCTTCTTCAGCTTGTCAGCTATGGTGCGCAGGATATTTACATCTCGGGCAACCCCCAGATCACGTTCTGGAAGGTCCTTTACAAGCGTCATACCAACTTCGCGATGGAGTCCATTGAGGTGACGTTCAACGGCCAGGCCGACTTCAACAAGCGCGTGACGGCCGTCATCAACCGTAACGCGGACCTGATGTACCGCACGTACGTGCAGGTGGTTCTCCCGGCGGTCGATTTTGCCACGGTGACCCAGCTGAACCGCTTCCGCTGGCTGTCGTACATTGGTCACCGTCTCATCAAGACGGTTGAGCTCGAGATTGGTGGTCAGCGTATCGACCGCCAGTACGGAGACTGGATGCAGATCTGGACTCAGCTGTCCCAGGATGTGGGTACGGTGGAGGCGCTCAATGACATGCTCGGACAAAGCCACGACCTGGTGCTGATGAAGGACCGTCGTGGCTATGCGCTGGATGCCTCGTGCGCCGGCTCGGAGCTGACGAACACGTGCGCTCCCCGTGCTGGTACGCCCGCGCGTACGCTCTACATCCCGCTGCAGTTCTGGTTCTGCCGCAACCCGGGTCTTGCTATCCCGCTGATCGCGCTCCAGTACCACGAGGTGCGTATCAATATTGAGTTCGAGCAGTGGATCAACTGCACGTACTATGAGATCCAGGCGGGCACGGTCCCGACGTCGATCCAGTCGCTGACGGCTGCCTCGCTCTACATCGACTACATCTACCTGGACACGGAGGAGCGTCGCCGCTTCGCCCAGCAGACGCACGAGTACCTCATCGAGCAGCTGCAGTTCACGGGTGCCGAGTCGATCACGTCGAGCTCGAACAAGATCCAGCTGAACTTCAACCACCCGGTGAAGGAGCTCGTGTGGGTTGTGCAGCGCGACTCCTATGTGGACTGCACGCCGAACCAGACGTTCATCGCCGAGGTCAACGGAATGCAGCCCTTCAACTACACGGATGACTTCTCTACGGAGGGCATCGTGATGGACGTCCTCGCTCGTGGGTCTCTGGGCCTGGGTGGCGCGTCACCGGCTGGCACGGTGGTCCCGACGGCGACCGGCGACGGACCCTCGGGTCCCTACCTCCCGGGTGTGGGTATCGCGGTCGGCCCCTCGCTGGGCGGTGCGTCGTGGCTCGACACGGGTGTTACGTCGCTCGCTACGGCTGCGACGGAGCAGGGCGTGGTCTTCGAGGACACGACGAACTACCTGCTCGCCAAGGTCATCCTCGCTTCGGGTGTTCGCTGCGAGGGCAAGAACCCGGTGGAGGTTGCCAAGCTGCAGCTCAACGGACAGGACCGCTTCACGGAGCGCGAGGGACGTTACTTCTCCCGCGTGCAGCCGTACCAGCACCACACCCGCACGCCGACCCAGGGTATCAACGTGTACTCGTTTGCCCTGAAGCCGGAGGAGCACCAGCCGTCGGGTACGTGCAACTTCTCGCGTATCGACAAGGCTACGCTCCAGCTGACGGTGTCGGTGAACACGGTCCGCTCGGGACGTACGGCTCAGGTCCGCGTGTACGCGGTGAACTACAACGTGCTCCGCGTGATGAGTGGCATGGGTGGTCTTGCGTACAGCAACTAGAGACCTCCACACAAGAAAACAATCAAGAAAATCAAAACAAAATGTGCGTGGAAACCCACTTACATTTTGTTGACGTGTAGAATCTGACTTCTTGTTTACAGGGTGCAACGTCAAACTAAGAAATGACGTGTCGTATCTGCAAGACGGAGACGTGTACCGATGTGATCAAGCTTGGAAACCAGGTAATTACATCGCGATTTCCAAAGATTGGAGAGCCACCTGCATCATCAACGCAGATGACTCTCATGATGTGTCGTGTATGTGGACTTGTTCAACTTCGTGAGCTGGTGGCTGGATCCGAGATGTACGAGCATATGTATGGATACCGCTCGGGAATCAGTGGAACGATGCGTGCTCATTTGCGCGAATACAATGATGAGATTATGCTCCTTGCCGCACTTGAGGATGATGATGCAGTTCTTGACATTGGAAGCAATGACGCTACGTTCCTGAAGATGTATCCTTCCACTCTGAAACGTCACGGATGCGATCCCACGGGTGCGCAGTTTGCAAATGAGTACGAAGGTCTGTTCTTGACACCGACATATTTCACGAAAGAGGCAGTTGCTTCGCTTGGATTCAAGTACAAGGTGGTATCCTCTATTTCGATGTTCTATGATCTCCCGGATCCGGTTCAGTTTGCTCGCGATATCTACGATGTTCTCCACGAGGATGGTCTGTGGACGTTTGAGCAGAGTTATCTCAAGACAATGCTTGAGCGCAATAGCTTTGACACGATCTGTCACGAGCACGTTGAATACTATGGTATTCGTCAAATCAAGCACATCCTTGACATGGCGGGATTTAAAATCGTACGTGTCAGTCTGAATGATTGCAACGGTGGAAGCTCTCGTATCTTTGCGGCAAAGAAGGAGTCCCGCTGGACAGAGGACATCCGAATGGTCCAGAAGCTTCTGGATGGGGAGGATCATCTTGGGAACCCGGATACATATACCATCTTTATGGCGTGCTGTGATACCGAGATTGCTAAGCTCAAGGCTCATCTTGCTACGGGTGCTTCAACCTATATCTACGGTGCGTCGACCAAAGGCAACTGCCTTCTGCAGTATGCCGGCATCGATCCAGATCTTGTAAAGTATGCAGTTGAGCGCAATCCGGCAAAGGTCGGTTGTGTCACGTCGACGGGTATTGAGATCATCAGCGAGGAGACGATGCGTGCTGCACCGCCTGCATACCTGCTGGTTCTGCCGTGGCATTTCAAGGCAGAGATCATTGCTCGTGAGCATGCATTCCTCAAGGCGGGTGGTAAGCTGATCTTTCCCCTTCCCATGTTTGAGATTGTTAGTTTAGAGCAAGCTTGAGAGAAGTACTCAAATGCGAGTCCTTAGTCTGAGTCAAGCTGGGCAGGATGTGTTTGCGCGGTACATTGTGGGTCGAAAGGGCACGTATCTTGATATCGGGTCGTTTCGTCCGACCTACCATAACAACTCGCGTACACTTGAGCTCGAAGGCTGGAAGGGACTTTCCATTGATTATCAGGATTTTAGCGAAGAGTTCAAGCAGAAGCGGAGCAATCCCTTTCTCTGTGCCGATGTCACAACCATTTGTTGGGATGACGTCGTAGCACAGTATCCAATTCTGAAGGGACCGATTGACTATGTCTCCTTTGATGTAGATGAGGCTACGCGTACTGCTTTTGACCGGTTTCCGTTTGACAAGATCAAGTTTGCAGCGATGACGATTGAGCATGATCAGTATCGATTTGGAACGGAGTTGAGGGATTACCTTCGGAACAGGTTGACTGCTCTCGGATATGTTCTGATCTGTGGCGATGTTGTGATGCCCGATGGCGTCCGATCAGATGAGAAATATGGTGCATTTGAGGACTGGTGGGTGAATCCTGCTCTGGTTGACATGGATCGTGCTGAGACGATTCGTTCGAATAACATCACCTACCTTGAGATTTTTAAGAAGATCGATCCTTCTCCGTATGCTTTTTACTGTCCGCCACCGTCATACGAGTGACGAGCTGTGAAAACGAGACCTGTGGCACCCATCCAAGAACTGTATTTGCCTTTGTAGGATCACCTACAAGCAGATCCACTTCAGCTGGCCGATAGAACTTCGGATTCACTCGGAGGACCACGCGACCTGTCTCGTCAATACCAATCTCATCTACACCAGATCCAGACCATGTGATCACATGACCAGCAGCCTTAAATGCAAGCTCAATAAACTCACGAACTGTATGCGTATCACCCGTTGCCAATACATAGTCATCCGGTCTGTTCTGCTGAAGCATCAGCCACATACCGTATACGTAGTCTTCTGCGTGGCCCCAGTCACGTTGGGCATCCATATTCCCAATCTCCAGTGTGAAGGTAGGATCCGAATAGATCTTGGCAATCGATGTCGTCACCTTGCGAGTGATAAAGTCCTCGCCACGACGCTCCGACTCGTGATTAAATAGGATGCCGTTACACGCAAACATCCCATAGCTCTCACGATAGTTCTTCACGATCCAGAAGGCGTACAGCTTGGCAACGCCGTACGGACTGCGAGGATAGAAAGGTGTCGTCTCCGACTGAGGAACTTCAGCCACCTTGCCGTATAGCTCTGACGTGGATGCCTGATAGAAGCGCGTCTTCTCTGACAGACCCAGCCGACGGATTGCCTCCAGAATACGAAGAGGACCAAGACCATTGACCTCTGCCGTATACTCGGGCTGGGTGAAGGATGTGTGTACCTGAGACTGTGCAGCCAGATTGTACACCTCAATTCGCTCAGCATCTCGAAGAGGAATAAAGACATTCATAATCGACGTCGAGTCACCCATATCTGCCTGAACAATCTGTAAGTTAGGGTGATGAAGGAGATCGGCGATCCTTCCAGTCGTCGGAGTCGAAGAACGACGCGCAAGACCAATGACTTGGTATCCCTTCTCCAAGAGGAGTTCTGCAAGATATGACCCATCCTGTCCCGTGATACCCGTGATGATGCCAGTGATCATTTGCTTAGCTTGGGAGGCGTTGTTTAAACGAAGAACAAACCGGTGCACAATATAATGAGTTTTTGCATTGTCTATCTCGCATCTCCTCGCGAGTTTCAGGCAGGCGGTGTTCCTCGCATTGAGCTCTTACGCACATCTCTGCGGATTACCAAGAAGTACTTTCCAACCACGGATATCTACATCTTTCATGAAGATTACATCGATGAAGACAAGGCAAGTCTCCCTCCTGTGAAGGAATACATTACTGTTGACTTCTCGGGACAGGATGACAAGTTCAGCACTTCATATGGAAAGCCAAAGGGATATATGATGATGAACCGCTTCTTCACCGGTATTATGCAGGCATATCCCCAGATTCAGAAGTACACTCATTATATGCGAATGGATGACGACTCCTTTTTACAGGAACCCTATCTGACAGAGGAGCACGTCAAGGCAAATCACCTGAAGCACGATTACGTGTATCGGGTCATCTATACCGAGGAAGGAACTATCCCTCGCCACCAGGGACTGTATCAGTTTACGTTAGAGTTCTTGCGAGAGGAAGGATACGCTCAACACATTCCGACCTTGGAAAAGCACTTGAAAGATACATACTTTTTGAAGGCAGATGGATCCTATGCGTGTTATGCTCCTTATAATAACTGGTACGTTGCATCCTTGCGGTTATGGAACAATCCCTTGTACCAGAGATACATTCAGAAGCTTGAACGGGAAGGTGGAATCTTGACTAGGGGTTGGTATGAATCGACAATCCAGGCAATGATGATTCGTATTCTGAACTTATTTACTGGAATGAAGATCACCCACGATGGATCCTTTGGATATCGTCATAATGTTCACTTTGCAAAGCCTAATTCCCGAGACTACGTCCATATCGGATCGGCGCCATTCTACCCGAAGGGAGCTCTTTTAGAAGATCAGCCCACTGCTTCTTGATTGCTTCGTTGCGAGCAGTGCGATCTTCAGGCACATAGACAAATGTTTCCAGTAGCTTGTACAAATGTTCAATACTATTGAAGACGTATGTATTGGGCGATGCAAATACATCATATAAGCATGAAGTATTGATCCAGTGTTCAGGACGGTCAAACTCTTCTAAGTTTGGCGGGTGCTTTTGCCAATACTGTGTTGTGTTCCAAACAACTGGATCTGACAGCCAAAGTTCTCTTGATGGGATGAACATTGGAATCCCAGCAGAAAAGTGTTCAAACATACTCATTGTTAGTCCGGCTTCGTATGGAATATGAATAATCCCCTTGAAGGAGGCAATATCTGAATATAAAAGTCCACCGCGCTTGTGAACGATCAAGGGATGGGAAATACTCGCCTTCTCCGAATAGCAGAGGAAGGTGGTTTTGCTAGGAGTGTACTTCATTCCGGTATATGTACCTAGTGTTGGGATGTACCGGGGCGTTAAGCCTAGTCCCTTGGCAGTGTAGGATTGATCACATCGATTATTGGAGACCATCCACAGCCTCTTTGCGTTATGTAGACGGTATAGACATGCATGATATTGTGCTCGCATGTTCATGTCTTTTGAGTACATAAATGGAAGATCATAACGAACTGCATTCATCATAATGATGGGCTTATTGTACTTTTCAAACACCATTGCAAACACGCTGGCAAATCCAACCACGAATCCATCAAATGACCGGAGAAATCGATCGTACTTACGCTGAAACTCCTCAATCATCTCGGGCGAGATATGACTCCATGTTGTGTAGTTGATAGCATCTGGATACATAAGTGGTTTCCCCATGATAGCGCCTGCTTTTGTAAGACACCATTCAGTCAGCTTTACTTGAGGACATACGACTTTGAAGTCCTCAACTACGGCAATATGCAGATCCATGCCAAAAAACTGCATTTACATTCTCTCAGGAATACAATTGGAATGGTGAACGTATTTTCGTTCTGTTTGTATGGTCCACCAAACCCTCGTTATTATCCACTTCCTATCCTCCAAAACATCTATCTTATTGGAACGTACTTTCCTGCTTGGAAGGTGATGATCTATGTGGCGCCCGATATTGATCCTCATTTTGTCAAGCAGATGTCTGACTATTCGAATGTTGTTATCCGATACACAGGTGTTCTTGGTTCCGCAAATATGATTCACCGATTCTATGCAATTGATGAACCGGACGTAGATACAATGATGGTCCGTGATGCAGATAGTCGTGTTCACTGGAGAGACCGTTGGGCAATCAAAGATTTTATGAAGCATCCGCAGTTTATCGCACACACGATTCGCGATAACAATGAACATACGTCCAAGTTGATGGGAGGACTGTGGGGATTGCGAAAGACAGTGGGTCTGAATATGCGGGACAACTATGCGTATTACTTGGAACACCCTTGGGTAGAACCTGGTGGTGGATGGGGACACGACCAGGACTTTTTGAGCTACGTTGTATATCCTAAGATTGTGGAACGAATGCTCGTCCACTATTGCAAAGGACGTCTCCGTCTCGGAGAAATAGGTAGAGAGTTCCCCTTTGAATGGACTAACAACTGCTATTGCGGTCGTGTTGAAGATGAGACCTTTCAAGATTCTGCTGATCCGGTTGAACCGCGGATGCATTCGTTTCTCAAGAAGAAGTAAATGCATAAGGTTGGATCTCGAGCTCAAGTCATGCATGGAACCGCCGACCACACATCGGGTGGACTCAAGAAGGGGGATCTAAAGTACAATAAGAGCGGGCGCATTGTGTCGCGTAAGAAGTCAACGCATATGGCTCATAAAACTCGTCGCAACAGTAAGTAATGCGGTTGATCTCTCTGATTGGTGCCGCGGTTTGGGTAGACTTTGTGGTGATGTTGATTACAAAAATTATCCCGGGGCAACACGTTTCGTTTCTCCCGCCCACAAACGCACTGAATCTTTGGTATGACAAGTTTGGAGTTGCTGCTGTATCTGCTGATGTTCTGAGTTTGGTGCTGGGAGTCTTAGTTGCAACCCTTTTGTTTCCGAATGCGGTGGGACTTGGACTAATCCTCGCGTCGATCCTTGTTCAACTTCTTCATGACGTATTTTTCTACTTTGTTGTCATCCGTGGGCTGCCAAAAGGTCAGAATCAGATGATTGATGTTTTCAAGACGTATGCAGATGAAGGTGGTGCCACAATTTTGCTAGCAGATTCATTGATGATGACGGGAACTGTTCTACTGGCAATGATGTTTGATATGTTCTTCTCTTATAGGTTTATTGCATTCAAGACTCTGCTGGGAATGTATTCCCTGATTTATATCACCTATACTAAGTAATGGGCGGCGGATTATTTGGAACACACCTCACACTTAACCCAAAGTGCCTCGTGTTTTCCCTGTTTGTCTTGGTGGTCTATTGGATGCCTCATTTCAAGGCGTTTGAGCACCGAGTGTTGATGGCGTTTCTGCTCGCATGTGTTGCCTATGTTCTCCTAGCTTGGTACGACATGATCTATGATTGTAAGGACCGGCTCAAGCCCACTTTTCTGGGATGGATGTGGGGCTGGGCTAAGCCCCCGGAGTATATGAAGGCCTTCATGGAGTTGCCGGAGAAGGAACAGAAGATGGTACGATCTGTTGATATTGTTGTTCTGATCGGAATCGTAGTGCTGTTCTTTCTTCCTTTCCTTGTGAAGAAGTAATGACAGTTCCAAAAGACTTTGTGGATGCAGCAATCAAGACGATTTCCTGGAAAGTGGGTAGATTTGATCTACTTCCCATTGTCTTTGGCATTGTGATGGCTCTGATTGACATTAGTATGATGGGGACACTGAAGCTGGTAGACCAGGGGAAGTTGGTCTATGTGATTGGATTTCCTATTGCTACCATACTGTATGCGTTTGAACCGTATGTCTTTCTGAAAGCGATGACGCATTCGAACATGGTTGTGACAAACTTGATTTGGAACTTGGCATCCAACATCTTGGTGACACTTGCAGGGGTCTTCTTCTTTGGGGAGAGCATTAAGGGTCTTAAGTGGCTGGCAATTGCGATGAGTCTCTTTTCTTTAGCTATCTTTGCTTATAGTGAATAGTGGCGCGTAGAAGAACTTAGACACCGAGCCTCGAGGATACATAAATGAGCTCTGACGACCTTGTGATTGCCAAGACAGTCCAGACGTCGCCGATCCGCACCCTCGCCGAGGGTCTGAAGTCTATGCTGGTTGAGATGAATCTGGTCTTTGACAAGGATGGTATCCGCATGATTGCCATGGACAACTCCCGTACCGTGCTGACTCACATGAGGCTGTATGCCAATAAGTTTGAGCAGTATGAGTACAATAACTCGGCTCCAAAACTGAGTGTGGGTCTGAATACGGATCACTTCTACCGCATTGTCAAGACCGTGACGAATGACGATACGATTACATTCTCAGTATCAAAGGCAGAGTCGAACCACCTGACCATCACGATCGAGAATGGCGAGAAGGGGCGTCGTATCAAGTACCGCCTGAATCTCCTGGACTGCGATGAGTCGGATATTACGATGCCCGAGACGGTATTTTCGGCTCGCGTTACGATGCCGTCTCTGGACTTCCAGAAGATCTGTCGCGATATGACCCTGCTGAGCGCCAAGACAGTGGACATCAAGAACGTGGGGAATACCTTGACGTTCTCTTGTAAGGGTCCGTTTGCCTCTCAGACGGTCACAATGGGCGATGCCGCGTCGGAGATGTCGGTTGCAAAGAATGAGTCGACGGAGATTGTCAGCGGATCCTTCTCTCTGCCCCACCTCGTCCTCTTTACCAAGTGCTCGAATCTCTCCAATAACCTGGAGGTCCACATGAAGAATGATTGGTTCATTATGATCCGCTATGTGATTGCGAATCTGGGCGATATCAAGCTTTGTCTGATGCCCCTACCGCAGTCAACGACCTAAAACTACTTCTTACTAAACTACAATGCCTAGAACACCAAGAAAAACAATACCTCGTCGCCGAAAGACATATCGGCAACAAGCTGTTGTAATGCAAGGCGGGTCTATTGCTTCAGTTAAGCATCTGATTGAGAGCACACCCATTGGAGAGGTTCATATTCTCAACCCCGCAAGCCGATTTGTTGTCATTACATATTGGTGGGGAGTAGAGAACTTTAACAGGAACCTTCAAAGCCCTTGCCCAGAAGACATTATGAAAGAAGCTACACAAATAGTTCTTGCTGAAATAGGACGCGCAGGTGGGTTTCCAAGAGATATTGTCGATGAAGCAAATCGCCTTAGACTCAAACCAGTACTCACAGCTGCAGAGAAGGAGTACTTTAAAATACTAGAAAAGAAATTTGCACAGTGGTCTGCAACCGCACTAGCAGATGATGCATATCGAGCGCGTATTAAGGAGCTTGTGACATTGATGGAACCCGAGATTCTTGCTAGACCAGGTTCTGTAAAACCAGTTAAATTTCCAGAGATGATCGCGAAATGGGAAGAGAATTGTAGAAAAGCAGGAGTTAACTATGTTGCGGTCAATACAGAGTTCCCCCGCGAAGACTACCAAAATGCTATTAATGGAAAACCACTCTTTATTAAACGTGTGCTGGATGCAGTGAGTCCTAGAAGTGTTTTGTATATCGATGGTGACATGTGGATGCTAAAGTATCCTCACATTTTTGATCTTGAGAACGTGGACTTTATGGCTCGTGGATGGAATATAGACCCTCGTACAAAGGAGAAGGCAATCCAAAGACCATATTTTGACCCATATACTCTCGAGACGTCTGGAGGCACTATGTTTTTTGGAAACACGACTGCGGCGCGTGAACTTTTGACTGCCTGGGAAGAAGAATCTAACAAACAGATCGGAAAAGCCGATGATCGTATTTTGTCTCAGGTGTTCACCGAAGATTCTATGGTGTTAAAGACGAATACGATTCAGCTTCCAATCGAATACCTGTGGTTAACAGACAACTACAAGGGGTACCTGAGAGGACCAGATGATCCGGCATCTAAGGAAGATGCATTTATTGAGCACTTCTACTGCTTAACAGGCGAAGAACGAGCGGCAGATCAGGGTGCAGCTGGGTCTGGGCGTACCCCCGAAGGATATGACGAGAAGGTTACAGACAATATCAACTATAAACGTCCCACTGAGCTGATTTATGAACACATCTTTTTTGACGGCGATAAGAACAAGCGCGATGGATTTGCACGATATTTCAAATACATTGAGGGTGCGGTGGGTATTTTCACACAACAACCGCTGGTAAAAGTTGTCAAACTAGAAGAACTGTATGGAGAGTATACTGCAATTGCTACGAAGAACATGCAAGATGCTGGAGTGCAACAGCCCCGTGGACCTGGCGTAGCTGCACGACCGGGTGCTATAGCAAACCCATTTTCTCCTCGCGCGCGACCCCAACTACCCCCAGTGCGTCTTCCTCAGAATGCTCCTATTCCAGAGATCATAAAGAATCTGATGACAGGACATGATGTAGAACTCGGTGGCAGTGTCCAACATGGACCAGAGGACGATTGTGCGGCAATCAATGTGTCTACAACGGCGGTGGATATGTACACTCGTACACTTGAACTGGATACGAGCTCGCCCATGTTCTTCTCTGCCAAGTCTCGCACACTTGTTCACCTTCTTGTAATGTGTGAAACGCTTAAGGATATCAACAAGCACCTAAGTGGAAGTTACACGTTCATGTCGCGTATTCGATGGAATCTGACAACTCCCAAGAATGTACTTGCAAATTTGATTGCAGAAGGAGTCGACTTCAAGCCTGTCTTGAATCAGATTTGGTTTGGAGGAGAAATCCCACCGTGGCGTAAGGTAATGTTCGAAGCAAATAAGAAAGTATGCGAACAGTCTGGATTTCAGTACAAGCTTTGGAAAAATCCAGATCGAACTCTAGAGAATTTTCCACAGACATTCGCGTATCAGAATGCCGCAATTGATGCAGGTACCAGACTAGAACAGAATCGCTGGGCACAGGTTGCAGATTTGGCGCGGTTGGAGATTATCTACAATGGTAGTGGTGTATATGTGGATTCGATCGTGGAGATAACGCCTGCGTTACTGAAGGCAGTGACGGATGCTATTAACCAAGGTGCATTGTTTGTAGGGTGCAATGAAGATGAATGCGTACCTGCTATAGATTGTAAGAACGCACAGGACGAGATGTATCTGTCTAACAGCTTCTTTGCGGCAACACGTGCAAACCCCATTTTTGCGGCTCTTCTGGCACCGGCATCATTAGACGGAATTGACATGGAAAGTGATCGCCTGAACCACACAACGGGTCCTTATTTCCTACGTTCTGGTATCACCCCCGAAGACAATGTATTCATGTTCAAATCAAACCAAATCTACCAGTTCAATCAACAGGAAACTCCTTACAAGGAACCCACACCTGACCCATTTCTCTTCAAGAATATGGTCGCAGGAGCCGTGAAGGTGAATAGTGAAATGTATTATCTTCCCGGAGGAGTTCAGAAGCTACAGACAGATTTCTTAGTTGCAAACAGGGGGCCTCTTGCTACCTACCATTCGGGATTAGGTGGAACATGGAGTCGCTAAAAATGGATCTGTATTCGTAAAATATAGAGAACGTACAAATGAGCGGACCTACTTCTGCAATTGATGACTACCTGAGCCCAGAGGCAATCTTGGATTCGATTTTCCCAAAGATCGATCTTCGCGGTCCTCCACCTACAGATGAAGAGCTACTAAAGTATCCTGAGATTCTCCCTCCTGAAATGAAGCAGACGGCGGGTGCCAGAGAACATTCAAATCCGGGTGGGCAGATTGTAAATACATTCTTCAATATCCGCGATCAAATTAAGCTCTATCACTGGCAAACCAAGTCCTTTTCAGAGCACAATGCGGTAGACGACGTTGTTCAAAGTCTCGACACAAATATCGATAAGTTCGTAGAGGTCTATATGGGACACTACGGACGACCGTATGTAAAGGAAAGTATGCACGTAAAGAATCTAACTGTCACAGGTATTCGTGGATTTATCAAGCAGAGTACCGAATGGCTTTCTGAGAAACTTCCCCATATGCTAAAGAAGACAGACACGGACCTCCTGAATATCCGTGATGAGATGTTGGGCGATCTCAATCAGGTGAAGTATCTCCTCACGCTTACGTAAAATGAATCCAGAAACGGTAAGCAAGGGTAGGTAGGATGTATCGTAAGAATTTCAATAATGTAGCTTGTCGAGCTATTGTAACTGAACTTTGTCTTCAGCGAATTTCAGCAAGGCTCGGATTATCACCTGAGATCCAAAACACAGATTGGCGAACATTCATTGAGATGGACAATGCAGGATGTTGTCTTGCCGATGTCTATGGAGAAGACCCAGAAGATCTTCCTAACTCTGTGCGCGAGCAAGTATACGCAATCGTATTTACACTATATCAAAATGGTATTCAGTATATCGACGTTACGTCGTATAACTTTACCATTCAACATGGTCAAGTCTGGGTGATTGACTTTGGACATGCACATACTCGAAAGAGATTATCTCCTTACTTACGCAAGCTTTTCAACCAGGGGTACTTGTACAGCTGGAACAAGCACTTCAGATAGTTTATAGGATACATACAATGGCTGAACATTGGACTCCTGAAGAAAATGCCGAGTGGCAGGCTCGGTATGCAGTCGCTCCAGTAGGTTCACAAGAACGGGCTCTTCTCGATGATATGAGAGAAACCGGTCAGTTTGTTCCTCTGGTGCCCGTGACGCCGCCACCTGATCCTTTTTGGGATCATGAACCGCCGGCTGAACCCGTCCAGCAAACAGGAATCCCACCAAATGCAGGATTTAATATAATTATTCCACATGTTCAGCCAGCGGTAGTCAACGTGGCCCCCACCCCTATCCAGCCGGCAGGAGTGCCTCCAAAGTTTCCTGTTCCGCCTCCAGCGCAAGATCCAAATGAAGCGGTGACAAGGGCGAGAATGAATGCTTTTTTTAATCGGCAACCGGCTCCGACAGCAGAACAAGAAGCAGCAATTCGACTGAGTGCACAACCTGGACCGCAGGTTCCTCCGGGTGGAATTGGATTTGGAACCCGTCGCAACGTGGGTCCATTAGGCGTAGGTGGTCGTATGAAAACGCGAAAGTCTAAAAAGGGTGGACAGATCGTAACAATGTTTTTTAACATCCGCGACCAAGTCAAGATTTACCACTGGCAAACCAAGTCCTTTGCAGAGCACAAGGCTACGGATGAGCTCATTGGTACGCTTGACACAAATATCGATAAGTTCGTAGAGGTCTATATGGGACGCTACGGACGACCGTTGATTAAGAAGACCTTGCCGGTAAAGAATCTAACTGTCACAGGTATTCGTGCATTTATTACCCGTAGTACCAACTGGCTCTCAACTACAGTACCCCGGATGGTAAAAAAGACGGACTCAGATCTGCTGAATATTCGCGATGAAATTCTTGCTGACTTGAATCAAGTGAAGTATCTCTTCACTTTATCATGAACGATGAAACAACAAACCTATTTGTCGCCATGTCGGTCTCTACGTTAAGCGCATGTATGATCTATGCTATTTGGTGGCAGAGCGCGGAGTGTATGTGTTTGTGAGTCACTTTGGTCTAGTATTATGAGCCTTGTACACGATATCATCGGCGATCTTCATTTTCATTGTCGGTGCAAAGAGCTTGCGATCCGTAACGTTTGTCGTGGTATTCCACACCTTGATAATATGAAATTGCCCCTTGGGTGACACAGAGACTCCAACAATCGCTTCCTTGTAGTTGGTTAGAAAACCATTCACAAAGCAGTGCGCCATTGCATCGATGAAGACCTCGCATGTGTCCTTTGCATCCACCTTCTTGGACCATGCACCCCCGCGAATGTGCTCGGGTGCCTCCCATAGAGGTCTATATCCACTTCGCATGAGAAAGAACATGCCAGATTCCCAGGCATCCTTCGAAATTGCGTCAATTACTGTCCAGAAGTCTGCAGGCGTTGAGAGAGTGGCAATATTGGTATACGATGCTTCCGAATAGTTGTTATCGTTCGGATCGTGGTACCATAGAACCCAAGTATTTGGCATTGGTGTAGAATCAGTCATCTTCACCACTCTCTACTCTTCTGTAATGTTTTTGATCCGTTTTATTTACCATACAGTTTCCTCACAGGCAGTGTAACTTTCTTATACCGAATCGAATCTGCAAACTGAAATCGAGTATAGGCTGGCGCGAAGATAATCACATCGTTGCGAACAATAGTAAGAGCCTCATCATCGGGAACAATATGCCCCGCTAACCGAAGTGCATCCTTATACGTTTTAATATCCTTGAACTTCGATGCGTAAATTGTCTTTATACCTATCGTCATCATCGCCGGATCCTTGTTCATACAGTTGCCCATACCTTATCTTCTCTCTCTATTCCTTTTCCATTTTTGAAAATAATACTAATAAGATATAAATGTCTGCGCTTGAAGAACTTCAGGAAGCATACGATGCCTATAAAAGCGTCGACAAGAGCAACGATCACGAACTTGCCGGTGCTCAATCCGATCTGAGTGCCGCGCAGGCTCAAGCGCGTGAGGAAATTGAAAAGTTAGAAAAGGAACAGAAAACTGCCTCGCTTGGTGATCAGCAGGGACTCGACGCTTCTATCGAGGAACTTCAGACCCTGCTCGATAAGACAGAGGGAAAGGGCGGACGTCGCCGGCGCAAGTCGCGCAAGTCGCGCAAGTCCCGTCGTGGTGGGCGCAAGTCTCGGAAGTCGCGTAAGTAAGAAAATGGATACGATTCTCTGAACATCATAGAAGGGAAGATGGATATCTCAACTTTCTATACTCTACGAAGCATTCCCCGCGCAGCACTTGATGAAGGAATCAGAACAATCATCTCGAAGCTCAAGATCTCATTCAAGCCCTCCTTCCGGCGCCCAACAATTCGCAGGGCTCCGGCAGAAGAGGCATCTAATTGGCGAGAGTTGGCTATGGTGGCTCTTCTCCGCAAGGTTCGTGAGAAGGACGACCCCGACTACGACGAGGTCAATGCGTTCTTGAATAAGCTGACGAAGCAGACGTATGACAAGATGATGGTAGCAATTATGGAAAAGCTGGACAAGCGCGACTCAATGTTCCGTCTGCGCGTGACGACCTTGCTATTCGACCGCGGTGTCTTGCAGACATTCTATGCACCGCTGATGGCGGATGCATACAAGGACATTGCAGGTGCATACCCGGATGCACACCAGGACCTAATGGTTCAGGTGATGATGTTCGACACGCTGTACGACAATACAAACGTGACAATTGTCCCAGCACACACAGATCCGGGGTACAATGAAGCGATCCTGGTATGGCACAAGCAGAAGGAGAAGAAGCGTACATTTGCAGTATATGTTGCAGAGCTGTTTGCCCGCGGACTCGTTCCACAGGCGCTGATGTCTACATTTGTTAAGACCATCGGAGACGACTTGAAAGAGGCAGTTCGTCAGCCAAAGACGCCAGCTGCAGAGGAACACGTGGATGCTCTAGTGCGGTTCGTCTTTGCAGTGGCTGCCAAGGTTCCTGAGGTGAAGGATCCAGTGAAGTTGGTCTTGGCGATCCCCAAGGCTGAGACACCGTGTCTGAATATGAAGTCGCGATTCAAGTTGGATGATTCTCTGAAGCTTTAAATAATGGCACATGGTCCAGGCACAGTAGAACTGCTTCGGCGGATTGCACTCGGAGGTACTGAATTAGATGTTAGTGACCTGGGTCTTACGTCCTTGCCAGATCTTCCACCTACACTTACGAGTTTGTATTGCGGTGACAACCAGCTGACGGTGTTGCCAGATCTTCCACCTACACTTACGCATTTCAATTGCGGTATCAATAAGCTGACGGTATTGCCCGCTCTTCCACCTACACTTATGCATTTGAATTGCGACCAGAATAAGCTGACGGTATTGCCCGATCTTCCACCTACACTTACGAGTTTGTATTGCGGTGACAACCAGCTGACGGTATTGCCCGCTCTTCCACCTACACTTACGCATTTGGATTGCGATGACAACCAGCTGACGGTAGTACCCGATCTTCCACCCACACTTACGATTTTGAAGTGCGGTGACAACCAGCTGACGGTATTGCCCCCTCTTCCACCCACACTTAGGATTTTGAATTGCCCTAGCAATCAGCTAACGGTATTGCCCCCTCTTCCACTCACTGTTCACACATTGAGCTGTCACAATAACCAGCTCACCGCTCTACCAGATCTTCCACCCACACTTAAGAACTTTGGTTGTGGGAAAAATCAGCTGACGGTATTGCCCCCTCTTCCACTCATACTCGAGGATTTGACTTGCTTCCAGAATAAGCTGACGGTATTGCCCGCTCTTCCACCCACACTTACGATTTTGAATTGCGGTGACAACCAGCTGACGGTGTTGCCAGATCTTCCACCTACACTTACGCATTTCAATTGCGGTATCAATAAGCTGACGGTATTGCCCGCTCTTCCACCCAAACTTAAGAACTTTGGTTGTGGGAAAAATCAGCTGACGGTATTGCCCCCTCTTCCACCCACACTTAGGTATCTAGAGTGTAGGGATAACCTCAAGCTTAGCCGAGTAACTTTTCCATTCCCTCCGAAACTTAGGGACTACCTGATGCGCATTATATTTTACGGTACGATGTTACTTGACATTAGGGGAGAGGAAACTCTGGGACAATATGAAGATCGCATGTCAACAACAAAGTGGGCGGGATACTCCACTGCTGATGTAGAGCTTTTTAAAACATTCTTTATCGAAGGACAGGCGAATAATATTAGTTTTTGTCCAGTCTGTTTATCGTATTCAGAGCGCAGGGATGGGTGCATGTACATGACCCATATTTGCCCAGTGGGAAAGCATCCGGATCTCTATAAGACATATTCAGATGAAGCGGGGCGGATTGGATGGTGTACTATATGTGGGCGCGCTTGTAAAGGACACAAACACTACAATGCAAACCTTCCTACGGATAAACCCGTTCTAAATCCGTTGGGGGACGCTGCTAATCCATTTGACATAGATTGTACAAAACACGGCGGAGGTGGAGTTGAAGAGAAGATGCGGAGATTTGAACGGCTGTTGAATTATGCATGTCAGCTACAGGAAGAGGTTGGAAAAATATCAGACATTGATGCTAGAATTGAACTGATTGAGGAA